ACCTGCTGCACCTGTACTACCCGTTGCACCTGTTGCACCTGTGTCACCTTTAATCAATGACCAATCATAATCACCCGCATTAATAGATTCTGTTGCGGTTGTTTTATTAACAGCAATACCTAAATATGATTTTCCAGTTGGTACATTGCTTAGATTAGTACCATTTGCATCGTCAGCATACTTTATCCATGTGTAAAGAGTTGTGCCAGTATCACCTTTTATTGCTGTCCATTCATAATCACTTGCTGTTGTTGATTCTGTAGCAGATGTTTTATTTACAGCAATACCAATATATAATTTACCAGTTGATGTATTACTTAAACCTGTTCCAATTGCATCATCTGCATATTTAATCCAAGTATACAAAGATGAACCCGCTAAACCCGTATCACCTCTTATTTGTGACCAAGCATAATCCGATGCGGTAGTGGATTCAGTTGCAGTAGTTTTGTTAACTGCAATACCAATAGCAACTTTTCCTGTTGGAGAATCACTTAATCCTGTGCCATTTATATCATCGGCATACTTAACCCATGTGTAATTTGGCGTACCATCATTCACAAGTAATGACCAATAACTAGTGTTTGTTGGTACAGTTGATGTCCCTACTTTAGCAATATATGCTGCACCATTATATCTCACAATATCCAGTGCTTTATATGTTCCCGCAACCCAATCGCCTTTTGATACAACAGCAATGCGTCCTAAATTACTTGTTGTCATAACGGTGTGTACTCCACAATAAATTCACCATCCACAATTGATGGATTAAAAGTTGATAAATGTTCCACAATAAGTTCGCCATCGGTTATATCAAAATTAGCAAAGGCTAATACAGTTGTTCCAGCTCCACCTGCAATGGTATCATTTTTCCACAATGAGGTGACGGAATCATATTGTAACACATCACCGTGTGTAGGAACATTTATTGCAACATTATGTAATTCGTTTAATTCAAATCCGTTCTGTACTTTAACAAATATAGAGCCATTATTTGATTGCTTTCTTGTTACAACACCTAAATATACCATGTGATATGGTGCGGCAGGTTTGTTATTTAATCCATATAAAAGACCACCCGCAGTCGTAGGACTAAGCCAAATTGGGTCGCCTTCATTGAGTGCCATTGAAGTATCTAAACCAGTCAATGTGCCTTCTGTGATAACATAACCGCTTGCGCCAACAGCAATATTTGATTCTATTAAACCTAATGTTTTGCTAGACGTACTCTCAGCATTGGCTCTGGATAACGCAACTAATACATTTGCACCAGATGCACCACTAATATAGACTGCTTGTCCTTTTAATAAAATTGCACCTGTTGAGTTTTTAACGGCTTGGCGAATTTGTTCTGCTGAACCACTAGATACCACACCAAGAAGCGTATCTCCCGCAGGAAGCTCACTTATATCAGCACCAACTCGTACTAGCGGATAACGAGCTGTCATGATATCACGCTAATACAATAGGGTCTGAGAATTCAGCATTCACAGATGTCGCAGATGTGGCAACACCAACACGCTGAATAATTTGATTCGTACCTGATGGAGGTGTATTTGTTAATTGACCCGCTGTGGTAGCAAGATATACATCACCAGCAGTTAAACCCGTTAATGAAGTATTAGTGCCTTCAAAATAAACTTCTGCTGTAGCTGGATGTGTAAACGCAGCTAAAACATAACCGTGCGCTCTCTTAGCCACACTAGTTGCATCAGCATTACGCACATTAAAAACACCTGCGTTATTCCAAATGTTCACAAGATTACCCGCATTAAGAGATTCTGATGTTGCGATACTTTGAACATCTTTACTAGATAAACCTGATGGCATCATAGCAAGTGTTAATTTACCATTTACATCAAGTGCTGGAATTTTATCAGAATCAATTGCGCCACCAACAGATGCGGCTACATTTTCTTTAATTGTTCCTGTATCATTTATTAAATATTTTGGTGTTGTCATGTTATTCCCATTGAGTACTGATTGGCAATCCTAAATTCACAGCAAGCATCGTTGTGGACATAGCGACTCCCATTTGTTGAATAAATCCTATAGTGGGTACAGTTGTTGTTAACTGACCGTTTGAGGAAAGATAATATTTTGCACCAACTATTAATCCTGTAAAACCATCTAATTGACCACCAGTACCAATAATTGTCACATATGAACCTGCTGATGATGCACCTTTGGTAATGCCAAGCACTCGTCCAATGATACCTATGTTGTCTTGACTTGCTACAATCAATTTACCTGATACTGGGTCAACTGCTAATGCTGTCAAACTATTGACAATAGGTAATGTTGATGGTACAACAAAAGATATTGCACCAGCTTCACCTTTCTCACCACGAAGACCCGCAGGAAAAGCACTAGTTAACGTAGTGACAACTTGGCTAACTTCGATAATGCTATTTTCAGTTGTGACAGTAATTGCGGTCATACAGCTCTCGTTACTTCAGGAACAACTATGATTTTATCTTTATAATCAGCCACAGGTGGAAGAACTGTTGTAACATTTGTCCCTACTTCTTGCTGGATATCGTAGTAGTAACTTCCCGCCACAATAGGCTTTGTTAATGCGGCTGGAACAGCCAAATAACAAATACCTTGTAGAGGAGTATCGTTTTCGTTATATCCAGCCACAGTGCTAAATTGAAGCACTGCTGATGAATCTAAATCGTCAAAAGATGACTTTAGTGTCAACCAGAACTTATACCCTGTGATATTAACCACATTACTGTTGTTATCCAATATCCGTAATTGAATATTGTAATCATCACCTGCTCTCATGTCTGGAAGATACTTAGCCATTTTTAATCCTCGTTAGGAACTAATACTGCGGTCACAGTGCCAGAAACAGCAGTTACGTTTAATGCAACGTAATCAGCACTTGCGATAGTGGTACGACCTGATGCCGAAATTGTTGAGATTGTAATATCTTTTGCGGTATCACGGAATGGATTACTGATTAAAGTAATGCTCGCTGTTCCAGAAATATGAACCACAAGTGTTGAAAGAGCTGGTGCAAACAACGTATTGCTTCTACCAGTAACAGTAGTAATATCAGAACGAGTTTGTGTTAGCAATCCATTGTTATCAACAACCGTCCCGAAAAAGGTATAACATCCTTCACTCATTTTCTTTTCCGTTTAGATGGTTTGATAATATCAAGAATCTCTTTCATAGAAAGACCTGACTCTTCTAATTGCTTAATTTTTTCAGCCTTTAAATCACGTTCACGTTGTGCTGATGCTACATATTCAGCAATAACTAATGCGTTTTCTTCTGAATCACTTTTGTGAATAACTTGACGCTCTAATGCTTTATGACGTGAATCTAAATCAAGAATCTGTGCTTCAATAGCTTGTTTTTGTGCAAGCAAACCTTGAAGTTCATCGTGTGCTGCTTGAAGTTCAACTTGTAATGCATCTTGGTCATCAGCAGGAATTACAGCTACCGCTAAAGGTGCTTCAGGTACGATTTCTTCAATAACTTCTTTTTGTTTTTTAGACACTTTTGGTGGAGTAGTGTATGTCGCTACGTTATCACGAAGTAAACCTAATGCTACTTTGTTGATATCGTCACGAGTTAATTCTGAGTCACCAACCAATGCTTTCACAGCATCAAGTGCAGGTAAACCGTCATCAGTCCATACTGTTTCATCAAATGGGTCTAAGCTCTTTAATACGCTTAATAAATCAACAGCCATTTTCTTATTCCTATATCTTTAATGTGAAACTAGGTGTGAGTTGTTCCCCCACACCTAGATTTAAACAATCTTAATATTCGCGTGTAATTAAACGTGCGATAGGAATTTGTTTACGTTCTGGGTAAGCACGTTGCCATGAACCAGCGGCTTGTAATGTAGAAACAGAAGCACCACCACCTGTAGCAGTACCAACATAAGAAGTACCAGTAGGAGCAACAACCCATTCTGTACGGCTGTACAATGTTTCAACACCTGAACCATTACCCGCAGATGGGTTACGGAATACTTCAGTTGGAGTTTTAGGAACGCCCATACCTAATTCAATTGCACCTTGACCAAGTACATATGTTTCAAATACACCAGCAGAACGTGGAACCATATCATCATACACGACTTGAAGACCCATGAATGTTGGGATAGTCAATTTACCTTGTGAATCAGGAATGAAGTCAATCAAGTCGTTTTTAAGCATACGAGCATAAACGATTGAGTGAACAAGTAATGTACTTAAGTTGCCGAAAGAATCACCCATAGTTGCTAAAGTATCAATCAATGCATCAGCAGTGAAGTTAGTCACACCAGCAGTGAAAGATGCACCTTTAACATCAACGGTCATGTCGTTTTGAACGTGTTCTGTGCCTGTAGGAGCTGCTGCGTTATCAGCAAATACACCTTGTAAAGTAGCCACAACGTGTGATTGTAAATCCCATGCCCAGTAGTTAGACACACGGTTTACGATGTTTGCTAATGGGTCAGCACCTGTGATATCAGCCGCTAAATCAACTGAAGTCCAAGATTGGTTACGGCTTAATCTGTGTTGTACGATAGATGCCGCTGCGAATGCTTTTGCTGTTGACAATACTGAATCGTCATCGCTAGATACGTTAGAGTTAACACGAGTTAAATCTTTGTAGAAAGGCATAGTAACAATGTTACCACCGCCAACTAAGAAATTGTCTAAATAAGCACTACGAGCAATTGCACCAGATTGAATCAATTTTGATTTTGCTTCAGTTGCAAGTTGTGTGTACTGTGTGAATAACTGAGGTACGACTAATGCCGAAAGTTGTGTAGCTGTTGCCATTGTAAATAATCCTTTTGAATAATGTTTTTAGTGTATTTCATTTCTGCACCCATGTGTGAAATTATTATATTCTGTTAACCTACCCATGTAGATTTATAATGGTAAGTTACACTAAAAATGCTTAATTGTCAAGAGTTTTGATAAAAAAATACCCTAGAAGATAATCCACTAGGGCAGAGGTAAGCAGAGAGGAGAAACACAAAATGAACAAAGAATCTATTAAACAATCTAACTTAAATCGTTTAAGAGATTCCTAGCATGATGGAGAGGTTCATGCTAGAAACCAAGAGGAGAACCTACGAGATGAAAAATTTAAATTTTATTGCCACAAAAAATAAACTATGGCTGATTATTTCATACATCCTAAGACCTGTCAAGCATATTTTAAAAAACTAATTTACTACCTGCGGCTTTAGCTAATTGTTGTGCTAAGGCTGGGTTTTCAGACATGAGTTTTGCTTGTTCAGTCATATTACCTGACGCAAATGGATTATCGACTCGTGTAGTACCACCAGAGCCTTTAGAACCTCCACCTTGAGATTCACCCCACCAGAATGCTGTCACTTGCTGTTGCTGCGCTAACCACGCTTCAAATGGAAGGTAATCGTCTTTGGTCAAGAACTTACCGTCATCAGTTTCCACAAATAATCTTTCCGCTTTAAGCATCACAGTTTCTTCAAAACGTGAATCAATTTTAGCGGCTCTGATTTTACTCGTGAACTCATCATTCATTCTACGTTGACGCTCAATCGTTTGATAACGATTTAATTGTTCTTCATATTCTTTTGTTTTAGAGAGCAATAGCTCTTTCTCACTAATCACAGGTTGTAGCTTCGCATTTAATCGAGCGGCAACCATTTGCTCTAATTTGGCATCATCAATTTTACCTTCAGATGCGGCTTCTAATTCTTTGATTCGTGCTAACTGTTGTTGCACAGATTCAGGTTCTAATTCACCAAATAAAGACAATTTCTGCTTGATTGTCTTTGCATCATTACGCTCTTTTTGCAGAGCAGAGTACACAGTATTGAATTCAGTTAAAGGTTTCACACCTTCAACATCAAGTACATATTTTGAACCATCATCAACAGATGTATATAAATCATGAAGTGATGCATCAATTTCGTCTAAACTCGTTAATTCGTATTTTAAAGCCATCTTTAAAAATCCTCTAAGGTTCGGCTAACATTAGCCTTGTGTTGGACTAACACCATTGTCAGTCATATCGTCTTCTTGACCATTTACTGTCACAGTAGTGGTCGGTTGTTTAACAGGTTGAACTTGGATTGGTGGAGCTAAATCTTCACTATCTATTTGTTTGCGTTCTTGCTCATAATCCATTTTAGTTAGATTTTGAGATTTTAAGATTTCATGTAACGCTGCGTCCGAGATAGGAAGTAAACCAGTTTGTTTTGCAGCCACAAGTTGTGCGAAGTCTTGACCAGTCATATTCTTATCCGCGAATTGTAAATTCGGAATAACCTTAACTTGGGTTTCATCCACATTCATCCAACGTGCTAACTTTTTAAGCAATTGCTCTAATCCATATGCCGCAGTCACAGCTACTTGATTCAAACTTGCTGTCTGAGCCGCCATACGAATCTTAAGTGCGTCACCTGACTCTTGTTTGCTGTTGCTGTTCATTAACTGACCAGCTTTAGTCACAGCGGCTTCTTTGTCGTTCTGTAGAGCTTGACGCATCTCAGCAAGACCAGAGGAAGACACACCAAT